TATCCTTCTTCACTGGCTTTGCATTTATCCCCGCCCTTGACATTTCTGATATTGCCTGTGGATTAGCACTATCACAGATGAAATCGTCTGTTAGATTGATTCCTAAGTCCTTTATTTTGTAAATGAAGTCGGGGATTGTAATATTCCTCAAATACAACAGTTCCTTACAATAAATTGATTCCCCAATCTTATAGGTTTGAAGTAAGGTGCAAGGGTCTTCATACCCAAAATCTACTGAGTATCCCAATAGTTTTGCTTCCTGTGGTAGTTCATCATAAATCTGTTGATGACTGAATACAACTCTTGTTGGAATACCTTTTTGACCAAGACCGAATACCCTCCACAAGTTGGGGTCTCTATGTTGTAGTTTCTCAATCTCCTCCACTTGTTGTTGGGGTAGAAATGGATTGTCGAGGTAAGTCACAATCGTATAAAAAGTGTCTGATTGTTTTTCCATATCATACAACCATGACTGCCATAATGATGGGTTGAAATCCAATATCATTCTCTCACTTGTTCGTAGTGATAGTTGGACATATTCATCATAGGTTATTTCTGTTGCCTCATTGACAAAACAAATATCTCTCTTGCGTCCGCGTATCTTTTCTTCTAGATCTAATGAGAACCATTCTATAATGTTTGACCCAATCTCAACATAACCATCCACAGAGTGCCATTTGTTGGAGTCATACATATCTAATTTGATTAGTATGTCTTTGAGGTCTCTGAGGACTGAACCTTTGAGTGAGGGGAGTGTCTTACGCACAATGGAATATACTTTATTCTCCTCATTGAGAATGTTTATCACCATCCATAAAATAATGTTATAAGTTTTCCCCGCACGCGAAGAACCCTGAAATACATAGTTTCTGTAATCAGGGTTCAATAGGTCTTCAAAGGTCTGTGTTGTGGATATCTTCAAGTATCTTATCTCCTTTGATTATATTATCCCTCCACCAAAGGGGTTGAATGTTTGTATAGTGATTTAACTTATACAAATCATCTTCTGTTTTCGCAGATGCCAACGGTATAATATGGTCTAAATGCCAACCGAATTGACCGTGATTATCCCAATTCATTTGCTCTGTAAATTTTGATTCTATATGTTCTTTGAATGTTTCCCAAGAACATCCCAAAATTGATTGACTTGGTATTCGTTTCCTATCAATGACCTTTCTAATTCTATTTCTATACAATTGCTTTAATCTTTGCATTGGGTCACTATGGTATTTTTCGTAGTTTTTTTCTACAAATTTACTCATATTTTTTTTTCTATAACCCTTTTGATATTCGATATAGTTTTCTGTCAAACTTCTTTTTTTATTTCTTTTATTATCATACTCAACCCATTTTGGTTCTGAATAATAATTTTTACAACACTCAATACAATATGTTGCTAATCCATCAGTTCGAGCAGAATTTTTATAGAAACTATCTGATGACTTTTCAATTTTGCATTTTCCACACTTTTTTATTTCAGGTAATACTGTCTCAAGAGAATTTAACTTATCTTGTCTAATACGATAATTCTTTTTCATAAGGTCTTTTCTACAATCCTTACATTGACCTCTATGACCAATATTCCCATTTACTAATTTCCTTTCAGGAAAATCAGATAGTGTTTTTTCTAAACAACAGATGCTACATTTTTTCATACCACAAAGATATAAATTATTTTACATTAAAACTAATGTCCTGAGTTTCTCCCGATTTTGATGCCTTCCACTCCTCGTGTTTCTTATATGCGAAATTGACTGCTTTTTGCCAGTTTTCTTGATTCTGTGCGTTTCTGTTTTTAACTCGTTTGTTGTGGGCTTTTCTACCCCCTCTTACTTTGCTTCTTGGCATGTCTTCTATTATCTACCTTGTGATCTATAAGGTTTAACTGGTTTATCTTTGGGAGATCTGGTCTTTTGATGTTTCCCCTTTCTCCTAACTCCGAAGGTTACTTTTCTTGATACTGCCGCTTTATTTGCTTTGGTCGCCATCTATTGCCTTTTTAATTATTTCAATCTCAATCTTTTCACCCTGAGTTGTAATATCAATTTTATTCTCAGCGTTCCACTCGTCCTTAAATCTATTGCGAAGTATTAAACTGTAAAGTTGTGAATTTACTTGTTTTGATGTTCCTGATGCAAAAGAGTTTCTTGAAATAGAAACCCACCAAGCATGAGATAAAGTCCTCATCTGTGAGACGATTTCCGAAAATTGTGGTTCTTCTTCCATCAATCGATAGAATGTATCATTGGAGATATTTAGATATGCTTTGATATCCACATCTAACATACCATCTGCCCCCATTCTAAGTAGATGTTCCTTCCAATCTTTTGGGAATTCATCAATACTTATTTTTGGTCTTCCAACTGGATTACCAGTTGCTCTACTTGGTCTTCTAGCCATGTTGTAATTGTCTGTCTAGTTTATCGATATGAGTTCTCATATCATTCATACAAGGTAAGTCACAGTATCCATAGATTGCTGGTCCTCCTGTTCTGATTAGGAGTTGATATACAAAATCTCTTTCTACTTCTTTCTTATCTCTTGCGTTGATGTAATCCTTCGCTCTTATTACTTCCTCTATGGAGTAATTTAAGGGGGCGCCATTGACTTGAATTACCTGAATTGGTGTAATCCCCTTCGGAACTATTTTCTCTTGTGTATTGGTCTTATTTTTGCAATTGCACATTTCGTCTTTCTCTTAGTATTTTTCTAATTTTATTGATGTCCCTACTAACACTATTGAGAGGTATTGTTGTTCTCTTTGAAACTTTGGTAATTGAACACCCCTCTTCAATATACATTTCCATTAGTCGCTTGTAATACCAGTCTAGTTTATCTAATTCTTGATATATCCAATCTAATGTAATGATAGGTTCATCCTCTACTTCTAAATATTCTATTTCAATATCCCCAATCTCTGTGAATTGAAACTTCTTATATTGATGGTAGTAAGGGGAACTTTTAGAATTATAGTTATTACGAACTATGCGAGTAAAGAAGAATAGTTTTTCTTTATCTGGTATTGTTGGAACTTTTTTATTTAATAGGAATTGTTGAATAGATAGTTGTAGTAGATCCTCGCTATCATTACCGCGAGTGATTCTACTACATATTTTCTTTAATTCCTCAATGTTCTCTGTAATCCAACTATTCAGCAAAATACTGGTGTCTATTTATCTTTATTCTCTGTTGTTCCTTGAAGGATAATTCGTTGGAAGAATCTGTTATCTTCATCGAAATAGTTTATTAAAGTTTCAAGGTGTCCTTGCTTCCGTAGTTTGATTACTTTATCTCTTACTGTGATTGGTGATACATTTAATACTTTTCCGATTTGGACATTGGTAAGTAATGATCTGCGGCTGTCTGTGCTGTAAATGTCTTCGATAATTAAATCGTAGATTCTTTGTTCTGTTCTATTTGTGATTTTCATATTTATTTGTTATTTAATAAATATAGTATCTATTGGTTGAAAATCAAGTTTGTTGATATAGTATTTTCATCAATCTTTCATATAAATCTGCTGTTTCATACAATTCCATTTCTGTTGCTTTATCCCTCATCCATTTGAAGTATTCAACATAGAACATAATTTTATCTTTTTGGTATAACTCCATATTGACTGATATGAACTTTTTTGCTATATCATCTCTTTGTTCTTCTGATATATCAAAATAATTAGCATTGGGGTCTATTGTCCCATTGAATATTTCTGCGATTAGTTTATCTAAATTCATTATCATAAATATCAGTCCTTTATGAAACCTACAACTGGTGATTCTTCAACCTTATTTTTTGATTGTATTTTATCTTTAATATTTTGATGCTGTCTTTTCAACCATTCTTGATGTAATTGTAATCTTACCATTGATGATAATTTAGATTCATTACCTAATCTCCATTCTTCCATATATTCTATTAGTTTGATTTAAGCAGAGTTATTCTTCCCTATGTTTATACCACACCCAATAAGTTTCATAAGACCAGTTCAATTATTCCCCCATATCTTATTTATCCTTACTGACCTTTTTTGTAGCAGGTATGTCTCAATTTCCTATTTGGATTTATCCACCTGTAAGATCCATACTCTCGTTCCGTGCCGATTATACCCTCTGGACGATATTAAACTTTTTCCTGTCAGTTTAACTACAATGATAAATATAGGACGGGTATAAAAAAGATAAATATTATCTCAAAACTTTTTGTAAAATTCAGATATTTATTTATATGGGACAAAAAATATGTAAAACCTGTGGTATATTAAAACCTTTGGAACAATACTACTCATGTAAAAATTGTAATATGGGTCGTGCTGGTTCTTGTAAGATGTGTGTAGTCCAAAAGAAAACTACAAAGAAATTAGAGGATGGAAAAATACATCCCTTCAACAAAGAGTTTAGAAGGTCTGAGATAAGTCATTATTCAATGGCAGGAAGCACCAAAGAAGATTATATGGATATGTGGGAAATTATGTCAGAGATGGGTTATGATGTTGAAAAAGATATTCATCAACAATTCTTGGATAGACATAATGTGAATGAAAAATACCCAATGAAATATAAAAAAAGAAAACATGGGTTCGAATCTTATTTTCTACCCAATGGAGAAATCAACCCCGCATCCAAATCTGAGAGATACAAAAAAACCCCAACCGAATAGTTGGGGTCTTGAACAACTCAAACACAATAT